TAATAAATTTTTTATAGTGCTTCCTATTGATATTCCAATTCGCAAAGCGGTAACTATAACGTTTAATATTTTTAATATATCTCGTAACTTGTCTATAAGATCTAATATATTATCTAATTTTTTTTTAATATCAGTAATTCTAGGATCATCACAAGAAACGTCTTCTGGTAATTTTATACAATCAGATACTACTTCATTAGCTAATTTTGTTAATTGTGTTTTAACTCTACTCAATAAAGGAGGAAGTTTACTTATTGCTAATCCTGGCAATGCTGTCAATATGTCAAATGGTGGTGATACTGCCATAATTAATCTTTAGTTATAAAATATTTCTTACTTTTTAATTGTGATAACTTTTGAACTGCATTTATTATTTCAGGTCCTCCATTTGATACACATGGAGCTCCTCCTGGAGCAGTATATCCAGATATTAATGCATTTACTAAATGATTTATGATTTCTATTAAAACATCAGTATTAGCAATACCTATACTTGCTTGATCATTTCCTATTTTAATCATAGGAGAATTTAAAACTATAGATTTAGGAGAATCTGCAATAAATTCATTTGTTTTTGATTTTAAAATAATACGATCTGCAGTTCCTAATAATTGAGACTTATTAAAATTTGACTCTCTTAAGTTTTTAGATCCTTTAATTTCTATAGGTAATTTTTGAGTGCTAGTTAAATATATACTAGAATTATCATTTAATGATTCAATTATAAATTCTTTTTTCTGTTTGTTTTTTCGACCATTTGACAATAAAATTATAGGATCTCCTGCGGTATCTCCTTTCCATGTAGGAGCAAATGAATAATTATTTTTATAATTAATTGTACTACCTAATCGTATACTATTTCCCCACCGTCCTTCAATTAATAAATCTCCTCTAAACGGTTGAAGTGGAGATATTCTTTTGTCTTTAACAACATCTATAAATTCTGTATCTCTATCTTCATGTTTAGTTACTGTTGGTAATTGTTGATCTCCTATAGCCGATTGTATATTAACAGTTGGAGTATAATACCATTGATATCCACCAGTAATATCATTTGAAACATTGCTGTCTCCCTGAAATATTAATACAGTTTCTCCAATGAGTGGAATTTGTTTTATATTGTTATTCATAGGAATAACTTCTTGAACACGATATGTGTCAATATCATCCGTATAAACTACTTCTATAGCAAATAATTTATTTGTATATGATTCGTCCCATTCATATGTATCTTGTGATGTTGTTATACCTACTACCTCAGCATGATAAAATTCAATCATTAGAATCCTTCATTTTATTTTTAGCAGTTTCAATTTTTTCGTGTAATTTTTTTTCTTCTTCTTCTATAGAATTTAATTCAGATTCTAATTCTCCAGTTAATGTGTCATCTGCAATTTGTAATAATTGTTTTTTTTCTTCATCACTTAATAGACTATCAGAACCTACAATTGTTTGTTTTGTTGAAATATATCTTTGTACAATTGCAGTTAATTTTACTAAATGATCATCATTTTTAACTGAAACTTCTAAATATTCTTTAATCAATGGAACTATAATAGTAGCATCAGATGAATTTTTTATCAATGGTTGTAATTGTGATATTAATTGATTTATTTGTCTAGATGTTCTTTTTGAATTATGATATACGTCTGACATTAAATCTGAAAACGATACTCCTTTAAATATTTCTTCATTATTGTCCATAATATGATACTTTAAATATAAATATCAAAATGGTAATTTTATGAATTCTGTTTGTTCGTATTCTTTAAATTTAGCTTCATATATACTTTTTAAAATTTTTATAACTCTTGTTATATTATTAGTTTGTAAACCTGTTCGTTCACGTATAAAAACATATAAAGCTTTTTTATTAAATTCTTCAATATTTTCTCTTGTTTCGAATATATGTAAAACAGAATCTGCAACATGTATATCAATTGGATTTGAAAATATATGATTAATATTATCATAACAATATTCTATATAAGCATCCATAAAATATTTTAATGTTAATCGCATTTCATCATTATGAAGTTCAATTAATACATTTCTATTTTCATCTATATTAACTGGTTCTGATTTTTGTTTTAATTTAATATATGCTTTTTGATTTTCTGCAATTAAATAGTTAAATGACGATCTTGTATAATATGAATAAGCTCTGCCGTTTTCTGGATTAAATTTATCTAATCTAGCAGTTAAATATGTTACTAAATCTGTTTGTAAATCTTTAAAATTAGATCTAATATAACCTGGTTTCATTTTGTTTATTAAATTTTCTGCTAATTTCATAAGAGGTGGATATACAAATCTACGATATATACGTTCTCGTAATGCTGGATTATCATATGTATTATTATATGCTGTTATTGATAACTCTGTTATCTTTGTCCAATAATTATTACTCTTTTTCTTTCTCCGGCCCATCAAATTCTCCTTTTAATTCATCTATAATTTCTTTTAACATTTGAAACGTTGTTCCTGCTTCATCTTCAGATTCAAATGCACCTAAACGGTCAATTTGTTTCATATTATTATATGCTTTTTGTATTCTATCATACATAAAAACATTAGTTTTTTCTACATTAATATAATAGTCTTCAATATCAGATAAAAGTCCTGCTAATATATAAGCTCTATAAGCCATATATCCACCACCACCTGCAAAAATAATACATAAAATAATTAGTAATATCATGATTTAGCTTCTTTAAATGAACTAAAAATATCTGATATTGATTCTTTAATATTAGGATTTGATTCTGCTAAATTTTTCAATGCGTTAGATTTAGTAGTTTTAGATTTTTCAGAAGTTTTTACTGGAGTTCCATTTTTATAATTTCTCCATCGTTCATATTCAATTTGAGCAGCCATATGATCTGCATGATGCAATATTATTGGCAAATTAGTTTTTAATTTAGCTTGTGCTGATCTAGAAATAAAATATGGTTTATTAGCATCATCATATATACCGTCATGTATTTTAATAGCTTGATATTCATTCCAAGACATATTTACATTATACTTGTGAAGTAAAAATAATGACAAATCAGGTACCATTGTAAAAGGAATTTTTTCGTTATGTTTATAAAGACGTCCCATATTTTTTCGATGCCAATCTGAAGTTTCAGTTTGATATACTTCATTACCCTGTCCTGGAAAACCACATTTACCTAAATCATGATGCATAGCAGAAAATAATAATTCTTCTTTAGTATAACCTGACATATCAGCACCTTGATGGAACCAAACATCATATAAAGTTTCTGCGCAATCTATAACTCGAAGCACATGATCTATATATCCACCTGCAAATGCATTATGATAATGAGCCATGGAAGATGCTGGCATAAATACCAATCTTTCTTCGAGTTCATCATATAATTTATTTAATTGAGTTTTTCTAGTAGGAAATGATGTATTAACGAACTCTCGATATTTAGTCCAATTATCTTTAATTTGTTGTGCTTCTAACATTTTATTTTAATAATAGATAATTATTTTGATAATTCCAATATTTGTCCATTAACAAGTTTAGATGTGCATTTCCAACATGTATATGCTGTGGTTCTACTATCAACTTTATTTGATGTATATTCACAATATTTACATTTCATTTTTTTAAATCCATGCTTTTCTACATTTTTATTTTTTTTCATGATATGCTTTTAGGTAGTTTATGTATAACTGATTTTTCTTTTTCTTGTTTAATTGGCTCTTTTTGTATTTCTTTAATTGTATCTTGTTTTTTTTGTTCAATTAAGTTTTTTTGTATTTCTTTATTTAATTCATCTCTAACTTCATTAATTAATTGTTCTTTTATATTATCAATAATAGTATTATCTTCAACTATTTTATTTATAGTTTGGTTACGATCTTTAAAATAGTTTTTTGACTCACCGTATATATTTTTTTTAGACATATTCATTTTAAAAGCATGTTGTGCTGAAACTAATAATATAACAGCTAATGGATCAAATACAATAATAAACAAAAGAA